TTCTGCTGATGAGTTATCTTTCTTAAAAAAAGGAGAAACTGTTAATTATACAGCTTTAAAAGTAGGTGATAATGTAATTTACCAAGGTGGATTAGAATATAATACTTTATTAACAAACCAAAACCTCCCAGATGAATTTCTTGCTACTATGAGTTTTACAACTGCTAGTTTCTTAAGTCTTGGTGGTCCTGGATATTTAGCAGGTGTAACTATGGGTGGTAACGCTAAATATGGTAAAAACACCGGTCCTTTAACTACAAATGGTAGTCCTGCTTGGTTAGAAGCATCTTCAAGTTTATTTAGATTAGGAGGAGCTATATATAGAGTAACAGGATCAGCAGGGGTTAATTTACCAGCTGGAAATCAATATTTAACAGGACCAGTTTTAGGATTAATGCATTCATTTAATCAAAGAATAAATAAAGGATTTATAGCAAATGGTAATACAGCAACAACTACTGATCAAAGGTTTGGTATTCCTCAAGGTTTAAAAGATCCAAAAAGTATTATTAATGATAATAGAAGTTATTTTACCTTTAATTATTCAGAGTCAATTAATCAAAATGCAAATGAATCTGCAATAGCTTTAAATGAGTATGAAAATTTTGATTTACCATTTTTAATACAACCAAATGATGAAATTAGAGTAACATATGCTACAGGTAGTGCTACACAAAAAGTTTTACAAACTCAAGATTTTACTGTTATGAGTGTACCTACTTCAAGTATTACTACTAATTATTCGGCACTAAATAATGCTGCTCAATTTGGAGCACCTGATAAAATTAACATATATGATGAAATTCATGTTCATCCAGATCCATTAAACTTTAATTTTCAAGGTAATCGTGTATATAATTTTACTATAAGGAGAAGAGTAAATGCAGATGATAGAGTTATAATATACCAATCAGCACCACCTAATTCAAGAGGTATTCAAACTATTACACCTTCAGGATATATAATTCCAGGTGATTTTAGTCCAACACAAAATAGAAACGTATTAACATTAATTAACCAATTAAAAGCTAAAAATGCAAACCCTGCTCCACCAATACCAAAAACTAAAGGACAACGTCCAGTAGATTAATATAGCTTGGAGTAGAAACTAAAAAATCATATATTTATAACTAAAATAATATAACAAATGGGATATTTAAATAATCAGGTAGTAACAGTAGATGCTATCTTAACAACAAAAGGCAGAGAACTTCTAGCAAGAGGAGATGGTTCTTTTAATATTACACAATTCGCTTTATCTGATGATGAAATAGATTATACACTTTATAATCCAACTAATCCATCAGGATCAGCTTTTTATGGAGAAGCTATTCAAAATATGCCTTTACTAGAAGCATTCCCAGATGAACAACAAATGCTAAAATATAAATTAGCAACTCTTCCAAGAGACACAGCTAAAATGCCAGTACTTGACATAGGTTTAGCATTAATTAAATTAAAACAAACATCACAAACAACAATAAGACCTCAAACTTTAAATTATTTAGGTGGTAATACTGTTGTAGAATCATCAGGTTATGTATTTACAGTAAGTGATGTAAGACAATTTAGTTCTGTAATAGGATCAGGAGTTGATACAACAGCAGCAAAAACATTAAATTCATCTACAACCAATGGAACAGATGTATCAAAAACAGTAATAGGAACTACACTTACATTAGTAGCAACTGGTGTAAATACATTATATGGTACTGTAGGAGCTTCTACTTCAACATTATATAGTTTATTAACTATTGTAGGTAGAGATTCAGGTGCAAGGTTACAAGTTCCAATTAATATTACTAAAACATCATAAAAAAATAAAACATGGCCGGAGCATTTCAGACATTAGACCCAAGAGATTTACTTATAAGTAATGAAAATGTAACCAATACAGTTTGGTTAAATAATTCACCAACATTAAATGCTTATTTTACATCTTCAGTTCAAGTAGCAAGTACTACAGGGCAATTTTACTATAACATATATTATGGTGCAGCAGCTACAGGATCAGTGCAATTTGCAATTGCTTATTGTGATGCAGATGGTAGTGGTAGCTTAGCATATAACCCAAATGTTGTTGGTTTATCCCCAACAAGAACAAATTACGGTCAATATAGATCATTAATTGTAGGTGATGAAGAAAATACATTTGTATTTGGTAACCAATCAGCATCTTATTTTTATTCTTTACCTGTTGAAAGATCAGGATATAAAGAAGAATTACTACCAGGAACAATGACATTATGTCTATCAGGATCTGGTACTACTGAACAATTATTTCTTACAGATGATAGTGCTTTAGGTGGAGCAGCAGTATTTTCAGAAGCCGGAAGAATATTTAATTTAGTATCAGGATCAGCAGGTTCTATTTTTACAGGTGTTAATGTAAATGGTTGGACTGCAAGCTCAGGATCATATGGTTGGTTTATGCCAGATGTTGGTATGATATTATTAAATGGACCAGCATTAGATGGTCAGTTTGCTGATGGAGGTATTAATTTAGGTACAGTAAGAGGTTCAAATGCTGCTAATAATAACCCAGAAAAACTATTTACAAGATTAAATCTAGCATCAAGTGGATTTACAAATGCAGGGTGGACATTAAATTCAAATGAACAACTATCATCAGATTTTGTATTCGTTAGAGCAAGATCAGATGAATTTAATTACTCAACTAACCCATCATTTATTTCAGGTTCTACTGGAGCTGTATTATTTGATTCATTTATTAATGATCCTCAAGTATACATTACTTCAGTAGGTTTATATAATAATAATCAAGAATTAGTAGCAGTAGCTAAATTATCTAGACCATTATTAAAAGATTTTACCAAAGAATTACTTGTAAGAATTAAGTTAGATTTTTAATGAATGACAGCATTCAAACAATTCACAACCAAGGATGTAATTTTTACTCCTTTTTTAGCAGATAAAGGATTTAATTTCTCGGGCAGTGCCATCACTGGATCTAATGTAGGCATTAATGTTTATTTTGGTAGAAATATACCTTACAATGATCCAAATGATCAGGATACTGGTTTTGTTTTTACTCAATCTAATTCAAACGTTTATAATAGTGCTAAACAGCTATATTACACAAATTACTTAACCCAAAGTACAGGTGATAATGTTGCAACTTCAAGCGTAGTACCGGGGGCAACAAGAGAAGATGATAAATTTTTAGGTCCTATTCAATCCCCTAGATTTGAAAATTATTTACAATCCACATTGACTCAATCAAGATTTATTGGTACTGTAAATTATCCTAAAGATACTAATAATGCATCCTTAGCTTCAACACTTACAACAATATCAATTCCTCAAAAACTATATGGGGAAAAAATTATACCAACAACATTTAGATTTACTTATAAAGGTGCTTCTGTATATAATAACGTACTTATAACTGATGATGGTGATGGAAATTTAATAAGTAGCTCTACTAACCCTGTAAATGATTTAGTAGTAGGCCAGATATTTTACTCTCAGGGTATAGCTGTATTAACAACAGGTAGTAATGGAGGTTCTGCACTTAATAATATGGGTAAAGTTACTGGTAATGATACAAGCCCAGATTTAGATAATATCCAAATTCAATTTTCCTCTTCTATAACTATATATGAAAGTCAATATAAATGTACTATTTTAGAAAATGAATTTGGAAACTCAACAAATCCTACAATATTAAAAAATAGTAATGGGACTGGTAGTGCTAATGTAGAATATGCAGATTTTGCAACAGGATCATATTTTTCACCATATGTTACTTGTGTAGGATTATATAATGAAAATACACAATTAGTTGCAGTTGGTAAACTTTCATTCCCCGCACCCATTTCACAATTTACAGACACAACAATTATAGTTAATTTTGATCAATAATGAACAATTGGACATATCAAAACCAGGAAGTAGATACAGTATCTGACTTTCCTGATAATACCTATGGATTTGTATATTCTATAACTCATTTACCTACAGGTAAAAGATATATAGGTAAAAAAATATTATTCTTTACTCGTAAAGTTAAATTAGGTAAAAAAGAATTATTAGAGTATAAAGGAGTAGTAGGTAGAAGACCATCATTTAAATTAGCAGTTAAAGAATCAGATTGGAAAACATATTGGGGATCTAATAAAGAAATGTTAGATCTTGTAAAATCTGAACCTGATGAAAATTGGGAAAGAGAAATATTAGAATCAGCATCTAGTAAAAAATTATTAACTTATTATGAAACAAAATATCAAATGATTTATCAAGTATTAGAAAAACCAGATGAATTTTGGAATGATAATATTTTAGGTAAATTTTACACTAAAGATTTCCAATAGTATAGCTTTGATGTCTAAAATTAGTTTTGTATATTGATGGAACATGGTAAACGAACTATTAATTAATCTAGTAAACTCAGTACTAGGATCTGGTAAACGTACTGCACGAGGCAACCAAGCTCATACTTGTCCTTATTGCAACCACCATAAACCTAAATTAGAAATAAATTTTTCCGAAAATAAAAAAGGTTATAACCCATGGCATTGTTGGGTGTGTAATAAAAAAGGTACTAGAATCTCCTCTTTATTTAAAATGGTTAAAGCATCATCTGAAAAATTTGATGAATTATTTAAATTAATAGGTAATGAAAAAGAATACAAAGCTAAAGATAGTACTAAAATTCAATTAAAATTACCTGAGGAACTTAAACAATTCTCAGATATTACTACATCAAACATTGAAGGTAGACGTGCTTTATCTTATTTAAAAAATAGAGGTATTACTAATGATGATATAATTAAATATAATTTAGGATATTGTACATCTGGTAGATACCAAAATATGATTATTATTCCTTCTTATGATGGGAATGGTCATTTAAATTATTTTACGGGTAGATCATTTGAAAAAGATCCATATATTAAATACCGTAATCCAGAAACATCAAGAGATATAATTCCATTTGAATTATTTATTAATTGGGACTTACCATTAGTATTGTGTGAAGGACCTTTTGATGCAATAGCAATTAAACGTAATGCTATACCTTTATTAGGTAAAAATTTACAACAAAATTTATTAATGAAAATAGTAAGATCAACAGTAGAGAAAATATATATTGCTCTAGATTCTGATGCTAGAAAGCAAGCACTAAAGTTTGCTGAACAGTTTATGGATGAAGGAAAGGAAGTCTACTTAGTAGAACTCGAAGGGAAAGACCCTAGTGAAATGGGATTTACCTATTTTACAAATTTAATCCAAAGTACATTTCCATTAACACAATATGATTTAATGGAGAAAAAATTACAACTAGTATGAGTAAAAAGAATATTAAAAAGTCCTATAATAGGATTTTAGAAATCAGTGAGGATGCAAAGCAAATCACACTACCAGATTCAAGGTATTATAGACGAAATGGGAAATATTACCCATCAATTACCTATGTACTACAATATTACCCAAAAGGCAAATTTTTCCAAGAATGGTTAAAAAAAGTTGGTTATAGTGCTGATTGGATAGTTAAAAAAGCAGGTGAAGAAGGTACTTTAGTACATGAAATGTGTGAAGATTATCTTAATGGGAAAGAATTAAATTTTTTATCACCAAGTGGTAATCCAATGTATAACCCATTAGTATGGCAAATGTTTTTACGTTTTGTTGATTGGTGGGAAACTTACAACCCAAAATTAATTGAAACTGAAGTACATATATTTTCAGATGAATTAAAAGTAGCAGGTACTTGTGATATGGTATGTGAAATTGATGGTGAATTATGGATTATTGATTTTAAAACATCTAACCATTTACAAACAACATATGATTTACAAACTGCGGTTTATGGTAAATGTTATGAAGAATGTTATGGTAAAACTCCTGATCGTTATGGTGTGTTATGGTTAAAATCTTCTAAAAGAGGTCCTAAAGAGGGTGCAATGCAGGGTCAAGGATGGGAAATGTATGAGTCCAAACGTACACAAGAAGAAAACATTGACATTTTTAACACAGTTAAAAAATTATTTGATTTAGAAAACCCAAGACACAAACCAATATTCACTGAATTTAGAACTACAGCTAAACGAAATTTGTGATATTTATAACAAAATATTCACTTTATGATATCATTAGTAACATTATTGAAAGAAGCAACTGAAACCCCAAAAGCAATTATATTAGCGGGGGCACCAGGTGCTGGTAAAGGATATATATTAAAAGGTTTAGATTTAGGTGGTTTAAAAGTATTAAATATTGATAATATTTTTGTTAACATGCTTAAAAAAGCAAATGTATCTTTAGATTTAAAAAACGCAACACCAGAAGAAAGAAGCCAACAAGCTAAATCTATGGCAGCTGCAAATAAAGAATTTAAAGGAGATGTTGCAAGTGTAATTTTAAATAAAGAATCATTTATATTAGATGGTACAGCTGCATCATTAAGAAATACTCTTAAACTAAAAGATGAATTAAAGGAAGCAGGATATGAAGTGTTTATGCTTTATGTTTATACTGATTTAGAACGTTCATTAAGACAAAATCAAAATAGATTTGAAAAATCAGGTGGTGAAGATAGAAGTTTAGCACCTGCAATTGTATTACGTACTTGGAAAAATGTAACTGATAATTTACCTGAATATGCTAGTGCATTTGGTGATAATTTTGTAGCAGTTGCTAATACTTTAGAAGGTCAAAAAATTGGAGATATAGAAAAAATAGTTCAAAAATATCTTAATCCATTCAAACCAGAAGGTACTAAACCTAAAACACCAGCTCAACAAGAAAAATCTAATTTGCAAAAAGCAGAATTAAATGCTCAAATTCAAGATATGTTAAGTGATGAATTTTTAAATGATGTAATAGGATATACAGTATCTAAAGAAGAAGCACAAACTAGATTAAAACAATTTCTAAATGGGTAGAGTATTAGCAGCGTATGGGGGTGGTTTTAAACCACCAACAGCAGGTCATTTCGAAATAGTTAAAAAAGCTCTTAGTAATTTCCCTGAGATAGACGAATTTATAGTATATGTTGGGGGTAAAGAACGTGATGGTATTGATCAAGCTGAAGCTATATTAGTTTGGGAAATTTATGAAAATTATTTAGCTAATAAAGTTGATATACAACCAGCAGTAGCACCTATGAAAGATATATTAAATCTAGCTAAAGAAAATCCTCAAGATATTATTTATTTTATTTTAGGTTATAGAGAAGGTAGGGATGATGATATGAGAGATATATCAGATAGAAGTAAATTAGAAGAAAAATATCCAAATCTTATAGTAAAAACTATTGGAACCTCTGATGGTGGTATGAGTGGTACTAATGCAAGAAAAGCATTAAATAATGAAGAAGAATTTATAAAATTTATACCACCAGAAGTAAAAGAAAAATCAGAAATTTGGAATATTGTTAGAAAAGCAATTACTGAAAATACCCCACAAGATGGTAAAGCTGCTCCTTATGGATCAGGGTATGATGAAGTAGAAGAAGGTAGAAAAAAGAAAAAAGATCCTAAAACTGGTAAAGGTAAAAAACCTAAAGGGTCAAAGCGTAGATTATACACAGATGAAGATCCTAAAGATACTATAGGTATAAAATTCTCAACTAGACAAGATATAGTAGATACTTTAAATAAAAAATCATTTAAAGCTAAGTCACACGCTAGACAATCTCAGATTATTAATTTGATACATCAAAGAGTAAGAGCAGCATATGGTAGAGCTAAGGATCCTAAAGTAAAAAAGCGTTTAAAGACTGGTTTAGATTATATTACAGATAAAAAAGAAGCATCTAAAGCTAAAACACAACGTTTAAAAAAGCTAAAAGAAGGTGAAGATTTTTCACCATTAGGATATGCTAAAAAGATTATAAATGGAGATATTAGTTTTAGAGATGCAATGAAAGAATCAGGTATTTCCTTTGGTAATTTATCATCCTTACTAAAAAAATTAGATGCTGAACATTTAATTCAAACTTCATATAATTTAGATTCATTAAGTGAAGAAATAGTAGGTAGTAAAATACATTGTAATAATTGTGATTGGAGTTGGGAGATTAAAGATGGTGGTGCTGATTTATTTATTTGTCATAAATGTAATCATGATAATACTGAATATATAGAAAAACAAAAGTTTACAATTAATGAAAATGCTACTTATACTAAAAAAATTAATTTAATAGATATTTTAGCAACTTTTACTCAACATATGTTAGATATAGGTATGAATATTTCTCCACTACCTAAATTAGAATTTGTAGATGGTGATAGTGAAAATGCTAGTCAATTTTTAGGCAAAACTGCGTATTACGACCCAAATACCCAAACTATAGTACTGTATACGGAAGGTAGACATCCTAAGGATATAACGCGTAGTTACGCGCATGAAATGATACATCACATGCAAAACTTAGAAGATAGATTAGGTAATATTCAAACAACAAATACACAAGAAGATGACCATTTAAATAATATTGAAGCTGAAGCTAATTTAAAAGGTACAATGACATTTAGAAATTGGACTGATACAATAAAAGAAGATAAAGATTATTTTGGTTTAAATAAAATAGTTAAAGAAATAGTTAACGAACCTAAATATAAAATATTCTCGGATATGGATGGTGTGTTAACTGATTTTGATAAATCATTTTTAAAATACTCAGAAGGTATTCCACCAAGGGAATATGAAAAAACATATGGTAAAGAAAAATTTTGGGAATTAATTGATGGTAAAGGTAAAGTAGGATTTTGGGTAGGAATGCCTTGGATGGAAGATGGAAAACAATATTGGGATTATATTAAAAATTATGACACAGAATTACTATCTTCTCCTTCAAGATCATCAACATCTAGATTAGGTAAAAGATTATGGGTAAGAAATAATATGCCTGGAATTAAATTAACATTAGCTCAAGCAGCTAAAAAACAAAATTATGCAGCACCTAATCATATACTAATTGATGATAGACCTTCAAACATTGAACAGTGGAGGGCACAAGGAGGAATTGGTATATTACATACATCAGCTGCTGATACAATATCACAACTTAAAAAATTAGGATTATGAGTAAATTAAATGCAATAAATGGAGGTTATACAGGAGGTTCTCCTAGAGTAAGAAGTGAAAATGTTAAAACACCACCAAAATTTGTACCTCAACCTAAAATATTAGTTAATGAATTAATTAATCAAATAGCTACATGGAAATTAGATGGTGACTTAACATCAGAAGAAATCCAAACAATAATAACAGAATTAAAAAAAATATAGTTTTATGAGTAAAGTACAGGGGTTAAATAAACAATTCACTGAAAGAGATGTAAAGCGTATGCGTAATCTTATTCAAGGTAAACATGGTGAAAAAACAGGTCAAAGTGTAGGTTATGCTAAAAAAGATATACATTATAAAGAAGGAGATGTTTGGGAAGTAGATGGTCGTAAATGGACTATTAAAAATGGTATTAAACAAAATATAACAAAGTTAGATGCAGCTAAAAAAGCTCATTTAATGCCTTTATTTTGTCCTAATTGTGGATCTAAAATGCATACTGATATTGATAAACCATATTATAATATACATAAAAAATGTTTTAACTGTGTTGTTGAATTTGAGCATCATTTAAAAACATCAGGATTATATGAAGCTTATGTTAAAAAAATTAACAATGCTGACATTGATGGTGTTATAGAAGAATTTAAATTATTCATAGAAGCTGAATTATCTTTATCAAACAATTCATTTATTACAGAGCAAGGTGATGTTGAAAAATGGGTTGGTAGACCTAATGCAGAAAAAGTTTTAGAAGGTTTAGCTAAAACTATTGAACATTTAAAAAGCATTAAAAGTAAATAAATCTTTATATATTTATAAATAAAATTAACATGAGCAATTTCGATATTCATTCTTTTTTAAAAAATCAATATATAAACGAAGCGATTAATTCTAAACTTAATTCTAATGAAATGAGTAAAGAAGAAGATGCTAAAATATTAATATCTGCTGTAGAAGAAGCAGTTGGTGGGATTGATGATAGATTTGGATCAGGAGGATATAATGGTAGAGATGGATATTATTTAAGAGTATATGATTTAGAATATTGGGAAGATGAAGAAGTTGATGCTGTTAAAAAAGCATTCGAAATGGCAAATACCCAAACCGAAAAATATGATTTTGAATTTTATAGTGTAACTGATTATGATGAGGATCCAGGTGAAAGAACATACCCGGCTTCAATATCATTTTTTGCTGTGGAAAAACCAGTAAATGAAATAGATATGAATGATCCTGTTGTAATGAAAGCAAGAGCGGCTAAAATGGCTGATGAAAAAGAAATGGCTAGACAAGCATCATTAGATAAAAAATATGGTTCTACATTCATGGATAAATTAGATGCTGAAATAAGTTTAAAACAAGAACTTCAAGATCTAAAAGACGAAAGAGAACAGCTAATGATAGATATGGAGCAAGAAGCAGAACCAGAAGGAGGAGAAATAGCTGATAGATACGGTTCTAGACTTAATGACATTGATGCTAGAATGGCTGAAATAAAACCTGAATTAGATGATTTAAGAATGTATGAATCAGTTAATGAAAGTTCTTCTTCTGAAGAAAAAAGAATTGCTATGCGTGCTATTAAAGCACTTGCTAAATATAGGGGTGTTAGTGAAGATGAAGCAAGAAACGATCTTATGAGAGCAGCTAAAGAATTAGGTAGTTTAAAAGAAGCAATACTAGATATTAAAGAAACTATTGAATTAGGAAAAAATTTAAATGAAGAACTTTGCGCTAAAGGTAAAGCATATAGAAAACGTAGAATGGCTGCAGGTGAAAAATCATCAGCTTACTTATCAGGACGTGCTGTTAAAGTATGTAAAGGTCAAATGAGTGGTAGGAAAAAAAAGAAGTAATGAATAACTTTGATTTAAAAAAATATTTATCTGAAGGTAAATTAACTGAAGATATTCCTGTAGAAGAAATGGAATCTTTTGCTGAAGGTAGAGGTGAAGGCGCAGAAACAATAGCTGACAATGCTAAAGAAAAAGGTGGTAATTCAATGTTGACTTATCACCATTTTAAAGTTAAAGCACCTTATTATAAAAAAGCAACAGATGGTAATTTTGATAAAGATGAATTTACTGAAGATTATAAAGGATTTTTGGAAGAATTATATGAAAAAACTAAAGATGGTATGAACATTGAACCTATAGCTTTTCAAGAGATTATGGGTAAAATTGAAGTATTAGGTGAACTTTTAGTTGAAAATAAAGAACCATTAAATGAAGCAGAAGAAGACAGTAATATAGTTCCTGAAGCTGAATTAATTTTACCTAGAGGCAAAAAAGTAGTATTACAAGCTGAAGACACAGATTATAAAAGAGGTTTAATAGTTGAACTACTAGACAATGGTGGTTATGAGATGGCCTACTGGTATGATAAACCAGATAAACCATACCCAGTTGAAATATTAGTTGATGGTCAAAGTATTAAGGAAGATGGTAAAATCGTTGAAATGAAATTTCACCCACAAGATTATTATGATAAACAATAGATAATAATGACTAGAGAAAGATTAGATGAAATAATACAAGAATCCCTACGTGACTGGTTTAAAAAAGAAAACTGGGTTCGCATCAATACTTCAGGTAATATTGCTGGTGATTGTGGTACTATGAAAAAAGGTAAAGCAACTACTAGATGTTTACCTAAGAAAAAAGCTCAATCTTTAACTAAAGCTGAGCGAAAAGCAACAGTTGCTAAAAAGGTTCGAGGAGATAAAAAAGGTAAACAATTCGTTAAAAATACAAAAAAAGCAGAATACAAGAAAAAATAACAATAATCACGTAAAAATACGCGATTAGGAACTATTTCGATATATTTATAAATAAACCCAACTAAAATAAAAAATTTACAATGAAAAAATCTGAATTAAAAGAGATGATAAAATCAGCAATGCTAGCAGAAGCTGAAGACTCTAAAAAAGGAAACAAGGAAGAGCAAAAACGTATGGAAGGCGCTATCCGTGATGACAGAGATCATATTAAAGATCTTGAAAAAGACATCAAAGACAATGAAGCTAAATTAGCAAAACTTAAAAAAGACGAACCTAAAGACGTTTCTGAAGAAATGAAAAAGGATGATGTTGATGAAGCTATGAGAGGTGGAGATGACGTTGATGAAGCAATGCGTAATTCTTATGAAGAAGATGATATTAAAGAAGACGAAGAAGTTAATGTTGAAGATAATGAAGACATTAATGTTGACGTTGAAGATGATATTGACATTGATGATGTATCTAAAAAATCAGAAATTGAAGTTGATTCTGAATTAGCAGGTGAAGATGCTGATGTAGCAGCTATATTAGGTCTTTTAACAAAAGCTCAAGCAAATGCTAAAGATTTAGGTGATGAAAAACTAATGGATCAAATCGGAAATACTATTACTTATTATACTAGAACTCATGTTGTTGCTGAAGAAATGGATGATATGGATGAAGCTATGAGAGGTGATATGGATGAAGAAATGAAAGATGATAAAATGGAGGAAGCTATTAATTTAGATGAATCATTATCAAGATTTAAAAAATTAGCAGGATTAGACAAATAAAAAAAGTTATTAAAATAAAATTTATAAAATGGATACACAAGTATTAAAAGAAAAATTAGATGCATTGTATGAAACTTTCACAATGGAACACGAAGGTAAATCAAAAGCAGCTCACGGTCGTGCAAGAAAAGCACTAGGCGGAATTAAAAAGCTAGTAACAGAATATAGAAAAGCATCTGTTGCTGAAGATAAAAAGTAGAATATGATTAACGAACGTAAACTTACTAAGGCGGAACTTAAAAAGAGGGAAGATATTATCATGAATATGAAAGATAATAAAAGAGATCTAGTTAAGAAGTATGGTAAGGATGCGGAAGCTGTTATGTATGGACGTGCTACAAATATGGCTAAAAAACAGACAAAAGAAATGAGAGATCCTAAAATAACAGAGTTAATCAAAGACGCTTTAAAAAATCCTAAAAAAGCTGATTTAGATAAAGATGGTAAATTATCTGATTATGAAGAAGCAAGAGGAAAAGCTATTGAAAAATCAATAGAAAAGGATAAAGTAGAAGAAGTAATTCCGTTGGAGAAAGATTTTACTTATGATTATGAAGATATAGGTCAATTTTATTTAGAGGGTTTTGGTAAACCATATTCATTAAATAATAGTGAATTAGAGATATTAGGTAAACAAATTGTTGATAGATTATATAAAGGAGATATTGGTAAAGCATATGATGATCTATTAAAAAGAAGCAACGTAAATGAAGCACTTAATCCAGAAGTATTAAGAAAATTAGATAGTTTCATTAAAGCAATGGCTAAACGATATGGATACTCAGAAAGAGATGCCGTATTTGCTATTAAAGCTGCTATGAAACAAAGAGATGCTGATGGTGTTAATGAGGATTTAGATTTGGGTCATGAAGATAATGAGCCAGGTATGATTAAAGGTGATTTATATCAAATTGGTAAAGCATCTATGGAGTTATACAAAGTACTAGATCAATTTGATGATGCGGGTGAAGTAGATTTACCTTCATGGTGGCAAAGTAAAATATTTAAGGCAAAAGAGGCTGTGGTTGGTGCTCAAGAATACCTTGAATTTGAACTTAAAGAACCACAAATTGATGCAATAGTAGATGATGCTACCCTAGAAGAAATGGGCCAATTAGGCACAGATGACGATACAGGATTTACTCCTAATTTATACACACCAAATGAAGTAGGCGATGAAGCAGTTCACCAAAGAGCAGCATCTGGAGCATTTGAAGAAAACTTAAATAAAGATAAAGACATGAAAGAACAAAGTAATGCAAATTCAAATGATGGTTCAAATGATAATTCAAATGAAAATTCAAATGATAATAAAGAATCATATTCTGGTTTAAAAAAATTCGTAGCTGAAAAATTAGCTAAAGAATTAAAATCAGTAGATGAAGACTTACTTAAAAAAGGTGGTAAAATATCTAAAGCATTAGATGCATTAGAAAAAGCAGCTGAGGAAGCTAAAATATCTGGTGATAAAGCTAGAGAATTATTTGCTAAATTTAAACAAGAGATGGCGGTTGCAGAACAAATGCCTGGTGATCCAGAAAGATTTGTTGGTTCAGGTGGTGATGAAATTGACTCAGATAACATTGATAATGTAACAGTTGATAGACCAGACAAAGATGCTGAAATAGGATTTGCATTAGATGAAGATGAAACTAATGAATCATTTTCTTCACTAGCTAAAAAGATTGATAAGCAAAAAGGTAAATCTAAAAAAGATGCAGCTAACATAGCTGGATATATAGCTAATATTAAAAGAAAAGGTGGAGGGTCAGGCCCAACTGCTAAGCAAAAGAAAAGAATGGCAGAAGAAATTCTAAAAGAACTTAAAGGTAATGTAAATGAAAATAAAAGTGCTGTACATTCCTTAGGAAAAGATTTATATGACTATATGACTAATGTAGCTAAAATGAAAGGAAGCCTTTCTTCCCCCATTAAAACAGATACAATAAATAAGGGTCAACAATTTACTGTTTTGATAAATGATAATGGTGGAAAATTTGGGATAGTAACACTAAGAATACCAGTTGGGAAAGATAATATAAATAAAGAATATATTCAAAAAAATGTAGTTGATCAAGTAAAAAGAAAATATAAAGAATTAGAAACAAAAATTTCCCAAGATAATACTTCTTCAGGTAATAGAGCTAGGGTTGATTTTACTTTAACAGGTCCTAATCTTTTCCAAAAAGTTACAGAAACTATTCTTAAACAACTAAGAAAATAATATGACCAAAGCAGAACTAAGGGAAAAGATAAGATTGCTTGTCCCAACTGTTGTTGGTAATAAAAAACAAGCTGAAGCAGCCGCAGTTGAGTACGACGAACTTACAAAATTCCCAGAATTAAAAGCAGTAATTGTTGACTTATTAACACATGAGTTTGACAATTTTGTTGCATCTATAGATTGGGTAGCTCCAAAACCAACTACGTTTAGAATTAATTTAAAAAACGATCAAGATTTTTATTTAATATACTCAAGAACAAGTTGGATAGCTCAAGTTGAAGGTAAAAAATATTATTTACTTAATCTACCAGAAGAAGAAAGAGCAACTGAAGCTATTGGGCGTATATTAAGATATGGAGCTGCATCATCAGGTGAAGCAGCGGATACTGATAGTGGTGGTGAAGATGTTGATGTTGAAGTAGATGATAACGTTGATATAGATGTATAAATGGATAATATAACTAAATATTTAAATAGGATTGCATATAAATTTCCTAAAGGATATCCTGACATGAATAATGATCAGGATGTTTTATTATTAGAATCAGAAATATCTAAATTAATAGGTAAAAAATTTACTATAATTAATGAAGTTACAGATGCTGAAGAAGGTATAGAAGTTCTTAAAGATAAATTTGAATTTAAAGATGAGGATTTTAAAAAAGTATCAGGTACTAGATATAAAGTATTAGTTCCAAGATCAGAACGTTTTGATTATGCTCAAAAAATGGATGCTTTAGAAGATTTTACATTTGATCCAAATTCTAAAGGTTCTTCGATGGGGGCTGTATTATATAAAGGTGCAGTATTTTTATTAAAACCCTCAAATGCTCAAGGTAGAGCATCAGCTGGTACTGAAAATGAAGATATATTATCTAATGAATTAAGAAAATATCTTGAAGATGGTCCTAAAAATGTAGTATTTGTAGGTTCAAATAAAAATTATGCTACTAAAGGAATTAAAGAAGTTTTTGATGTAGGATATGATGTAGCTGGTGGTAAAAAAGCAGATGTTGTTTTAAAAGGTGATAAAGATTATCCTATTTCAATTAAAAAAGATAATGCTGGTTTTTGGGAAAGCTCAGATACAAGATATAAAGATGTAGTTGCCAAATTATCAGAAAAAATAAAAAGAGGAGACTTTGCTCCTGAATTAACTTTTAAACCTTTTAAAGATAAATTAGGTAATGTAAAAGATGGTATCAATATTATGTATAATGAAGGTACTGATAGAAAAGTAACAGGTGTTATTGTTACAGATTTACCATCCAAAGATGAAGAGTCTATAATATTTGGATCTGACGATGCTGTTGTAATTTATAGAACATATTCCCCTAAAGATTTTAGTTTAGAAGGAGATACAATTAAAGTAGAAGTTTCTAAAATTATAGAAGATATGAGAGATGTTGAGGAATTTAATGCCGAACCTGTTTTAAATATTAGACATGATTCTACTCGTAAAGCTACAGGAGGATTAAGAGCAACAGTTCAACCTGAAAATTTATTATATAGAAATGGCAGTTTAACAGGTGATAAAGTAGAATTATCATACAACGAAATAATGAAATAATATGTGTAAAAAATGTGGATGTAATACGTGTGAAACTGAAAGTACAATGTTAGTACTTAATGAGAGCAAAGCTCCGGCGACTATATTGTCTGAAGGTTTAAAGCACCATATAGACACTAATAAACCGCTTACTGAGCATTTATATCGTGCTGGCTCACGTGCTTACTTTGATTTATTTGCAGAAGCAAGATCATTATATAGTAGAGGTATTTTAGAATTTACTCATGAAGATGATAAAGCTTTACTTACAGAAACTAACTTAGGTCATTTTGGCATGTTTGAAGGTAAAAAAGTGCCTTTAGATTTTCCTATTGAATTAAATGAGCAAATGGACCTTGAAGATGAATTAGCAAATATGGAATTCGGAATGGATTATGATCAATTAGGTTCAAACGAAAAAGAATGGGTTCGTGATGAAATGGATAATATGTCTATGAATGAAGTTACCCGTTATAGTGGTTTTAATAGAAACCCAGAAGATCCAGATTCAGAACCAGTTAATCCAACAGGAGCAGTAGCTGAATTTAAAGAAGAGTTAAGAGCATTATTTGGTAAATTTAAAGGTGATTTAAAAAATCCTGAATTTATAAAAGGAGTAGCTCAAATAATGGTTAATTGGAAACCACTTTTAAGAAGTCAATTAGACGAAGCTAAAAAGGCTAAGAAAAAAGATAATAGACCAATAGGAAAACCAATGCGCTCATCATCAGGTGGAAAAGCATATAAAGTATATGTTAAGGATCCTAAAACTAAAAAAATTAAAACTGTCAGATTTGGATCTGGTGGTTTAAGAGCTAAAATAAATGACTCAAAAGCACGTGCTGCATTTGCAAAAAGGCACAAATGTTCAACTAAAAAAGATAGAACAAAAGCTGGATATTGGAGTTGTAGATTACCACGTTATGCAAAATTACTCGGACTTAAATCAAGCTTCTCTGGATTCTGGTAAACCATATACAGATTTAGAAGTAACAGAAGATTATACTTTAAGACAATTTGATGAGTCAATTGACCCAATTGAATTATTATGGCATCGTGATGATGAAGATAGAGTAGTTGAAATTGTAGGAGATACAGATTGGATGTTACAGTTAGATAATTCTCTTCCGACTTCACTTCAAGAGCGTATATTTATACCTAGACATAAATGGCATAGAGTCATTAAAGGAACTGGAATATTAAAATTAAAAATATATAAAAATGGAGAATTGTAATTGTACGGTATGTGAGTGTAAAAAATCTTGTAGTTGTTCTTGTTGCGGTTGTTAAAAACCATTATATTTATAAATAAACAAATAAAAAAGAATAAATTATGGCTAAAGTATCATTTTTCGGAGGTTCAGCTGCTAACTTAATAAACACAACAGCTCTTGCAAATGCAGGATATAACACATTTGGAGTTTTTGACTCAAGTGAAGAATCAAATAGATATATAGCTGGGGCAAATGGTATAGCAGCAGTAATTAATACTCCTAATGTAACAAGTACCGGAACTGACAATTTGGTTCCTATAAATAATGCAAAAGCAGGATCTGGAATTGCAACAGCTCTGGATGGTGATTCTGGTGGTGGATTATCTACAACTATGGCAGCAAGTTTTATGGGAGGAGTTAACAATGGTAATAGTTTCGAAGGTGGTGGAAAAAGATATTATTTCATAGGTTGTATAAACTATAACAACTATAATCTTTCAACTACTGCAGCTGCAAATAAAATTGACGGAAATAATGTAGATGGAATGTATTCAGTTGATGATGGTGTAGCTCAATACACAACTGCTGGAGATGTTGGTGGTTCAGGAACAGATTACACAGTATGTCTATTATCCAATAATAAAAATGGAATGCCAACCGCAACCAGGCAAGGAACAAGAATTACTTTTAGATTTGCAAATGGTAACTTAGGTAGTGGTTTGGCTGCACTTGATTATTACGCAACTACTAATGCCAATTGGGGTTTACAAATTACTGCACTTATGACTGATGAAAACGCAGCTGGAAGGTGGTTAGCGTTAGGATATGGCCTATTAAAAGGAGCACAACCTGCTTTTTGGGATGGTGATAATTAAAAACTTACAGCTCGATTCATAGCCGAGCGACTATATAAAATCAATTTTGAGATCTGTGGCCTCCAGTTTGGGGGTCACATTTTTTTTTCGTATATTAATAACAAATAAATTAAGTCTAGATGAGTAAAAGTATAGTAATGGTTGGAGCAGGTGTAGCAAATGTAAATGCTGCCACTAAATTAATTGATGAAGGTTTCCAAGGTAAAATCACTATTATTGATATGGGTAAAGATCCATATAAAAGACCATATGAAGAGGTAATGACTGGTTTTTTAGGAGCTGGAGGTTGGTCTGATGGTAAATTAACATACCACACATCAATTGGGGGACAATTATCTAAATATTGTGGTGAAGAAAAAGCAATGGAGTTATTTGATCAAGTAATTAATAATTTTAAACGTTTTCACCCTAAACCAGAAGAAGTACAATGTTCAAATCCAGTAGCAGAACCTGAATTTATTAAACCTTATTTTGGTTTAAGATTATTTCCAGTATGGCATGTTGGAACTGATTATTTACACGAAATAGGTAAAAATTGGTATGACTTTTTAGTTAATGGTGGTGTTGAATTTTTATGGGAAACAAAAGTTACTTCAATTGATTTTGATAATAATGAATTATTTATAGGAGAAGAAGAATCTTTTTTAAATCCAAAAAATTGGCCTATTTCATATGATACACTTATATTTGGTGTAGGTAAATCAGGAATTGACTTTGGTAAACAATTAGCAGAACAATATGATTTACCAACTGAACCTAAACCAGTTCAAATAGGTGTTCGATTTGAAGCGCCACAAAAACACTTTCAAAAATTAATTGATGTAAGCTATGATTTCAAATTGTATCGTAAATTCGAAGACAAAGGAGTATCATTACGTTCATTCTGTACTAACAACAACGCAGCTTATGTTGCCGTTGAAGAAACGTATGGAGACCATTCATATAATGGACACGCTAAAAAAGATGAAGCATTCCGAAATGATATGACTAATTTTGGTATATTAATGGAAGTTCAAGGTATTGAAAAACCATTTGATTGGTCTAGAGAATTAGTAGGAAAAGTACAAAAAGAAAGTACTGGATTGTTTTATAGTCCTACAAGAAAACCTACTACTACATCTGAGGGTATAGGTGTTAGTGCAGTTCAAATTGATTCATTAGATGAAGTAAGAGAAGCATTTCAAGGATATTACACATACATTGATGATTTTATTAATGATATGAAAAAAGTATTTCCTACATTGGGAGATGATTGGGGTGTATATGTGCCTGAAATTAAATATCTATCACCTGAACCTCTAGTTAATTATAATGATTTAAGTTTAACAAAATATCCTAATGTTCACTTTGTTGGTGATGCATTAAGTGCAAGAGGAATTACAGTATCTGGGGCACAAGGAACATTAGTAGCAGAACAAATAATAAAAAAATAAAATTATGGGTAAAAAATCAAAATTATATGAAGAAAAGGTAATTAAATTTAAAGGTGCAAGACATTATTTAATTAGAATGGAAGGTGAAGAGCATTTTAAACATCATAGATGGGACAATCCAGCAATAGTACCCCTATCAAGAAAAAGTGAATTTAAAAAGGGATACTTTTTAAGTGGGATTGAATACCCAGAAGATGTTTATAATGAAATAATGAAAGAAAGAGAAGGCTTACCATGGTATAAGCAATCAGCACCTAAAGGAGAAACATATAGGAACTAGTTATGAGAGAGTCAACAATACAAGCTTTACCTTATAAAGGTGAGATTCATAAAAAAGCTTGGGGTCATGAGTTATGGATTATTAATAATGAAAAATATTGTGGTAAATTATTAGTATTTAAAGCTAATAAACAATTTTCAATGCATTATCATATGTTAAAAGATGAAGCATGGTATATTAATAAAGGAGAATTTGAATATAAATACATTGATACAGAAACTTCAGAATTAAGATCTAAAATAGTTAGAGAAGGAGATTGTATTCATTTAATGCCAGGACAACCTCACCAAATGTTGGCTTTACAAGAAGGAAGTTGTATATTCGAGGTATCAACACAACACTTTGACAGTGATAGTTATAGGATTTTACCTGGGGCATCACAAGATGAAAATAATAATGAAGATTTACCATTTTAACTATGATAAGAAAAAAATATAAAAAAGAAGATCAAGAATTAGCAACATCTTTGCTAGCAACAGATAGAACTACAGCTATATTAGAAATTAAGTTATTAGGTTTATCTAAAATTAAAAATAATTTACTATATGAGTGTAAATATATAGATAAAGGTGTAATTAAAACAGTTCCAATTATAGCACATGATGTAACACAAGCTGTAGCAAAATTAGATCCATATGTAGGATCAGCTATTCCTGAAAATGTTTTAAAAATAATGTTAGGTAACGAACGATATAATAATCATATATGAAAATAGGTTTTTGTGGAACAATGTCAGTAGGTAAAACAACTTTAGTTAACGCTTTAGCTGAATTACCTGAATTTAAAAATTATAAATCAACAACAGAGCGATCTAAATATCTAATGGAATTAGGTATTCCTTTAAATACTGATTCTACTGTTAAAGGTCAAGCTGTATTTTTAGCTGAAAGAGCAAGTGAATTAATGCATGATAATATTATTACTGATAGAACTATTATTGATGTAATGGCGTTTGCTAAATGTTCTAAATCAATGAATTATATAGAAGCAAATGATTTTTGTCATTTTGCAAGTAATATGTTAGATGAATATGATTATATATTTTATGTATCTCCTGAAGGTGTTGATATAGAAAATAATGGGGTTAGAGAAACTAATGCAGATTACAGAAAACAAATTGATGAAACTATTCAGTTATTAATTATTAAATATAGACATAAAATTAAAAATTTAGTTGAAATTAAGGGATCAACGGAAGAACGTATAAAATCAGTTAAACTATCAGTTCTTTCGTGATATTTATAACAAAAATACTCTTATAATGAAAAAATCTGAATTAAAAGCATCCATAAAAGAAGAAATAATTGAAATATTAGAATCAGTAACTGATAAAGATGTTGAAACTCAAAAAGCTTATAATGCTGAATTAGAAAAAACTAAAGAACTTACTTCAGAAGCAGATGATGATGAACCAACATCATCACAATTAAAAGGTGATTCTATATCTAAATTAGGTACTAAGCTACAACAAACATCTAAAGAAATGAAGCAAGTAGTTAAAAAATGGAAGAATGCTGAGGGTGCTGAAAAAGTTAAGTTAACTGATAGATTAAGAGAATTAACTAAAATCAAAAAAGAAATAGAATCTTTATTACAATAAATTATGAAAAAATTATTTGGAATTTTTATAGCAGTAGGAGCTGCTATTGCAGGTATATTAGCATTATTTTCATCATCATCTAAATCTAAAAAAGAATTTAGTAGAAGAAAAGAAGCAAATGATAAAAAATTAGAATTTATAACTAAAAAAGCTACAAAAGTTAAAGCTGATAAAAAAGTTACAAAAGCTAAAATTAAAAAAACAACAGCTAAAGTTAAATCAACTAAGGCAAAAGTAAAAAGTACTAAAAAAGCAAAATCTACAATTGATAATTTTGAAAAAAAATATAGAAAATAATGAGAAGTTTATTTTTAATTATTTTATTACTATTAACTCTTAAAAGTTATAGTCAAGATACAGTCAAAATCCCTCAAGATGAATTAGAAGAATTTTTTTTAGCAGTTGATACTTTAAAAGAACAAGATTCAATTAAATCAGTTTTAATAACAGATTTAGAACTTCAAATAAAAAATTATACACTACTATCACAGCAAGATAGCTTAATCCTTAATTATAAATCTCAAGAAATTATTTTATTAAAGGATCAAATTAAATTGTATGATGATAGATTAAAGCAAGTAGATAAGTGGTATAAAAAACCTTGGGTAGGGTATGTAGGTGGATTTGTAGGTACTTTAATTACAATTCATATAATAGATTACTCATTACCTAAATAATGGCTGAGGATATAAAAAAAATAATAAGACAAGAATATTTAAAATGTGCTAAAGATCCTGCTCATTTTATGAAAAAATACTGTTTTATTCAACACCCACAAAGAGGTAGAATACAATTTGGTTTATATCCATTTCAAGAAAAAGCATTACATTTATTTAGAGATAATCCATACTCAATTATTCTTAAATCTAGACAATTAGGTATATCAACTCTATCAGCTGGTTATTCTTTATGGTTAATGTTATTTCATAAAGATAAAAATGTATTATGTATTGCAACTAAGCAAGAAACAGCACGTAACATGGTTACTAAGGTTAAGTTTATGTATGATAACTTGCCTTCATGGTTATCAATTAAAGCTGATGAAAATAATAAATTATCATTAAGATTAAGTAATGGATCTATAATTAAAGCAACATCAGCAAGTAGTGATGCTGGTAGATCAGAAGCAGTATCCTTACTATTAATTGATGAGGCTGCCTTTATTGATAATATTGGAGAAATTTGGGCATCATCACAGCAAACATTAGCTACAGGTGGTGGAGCTATAGTATTAAGTACACCTTATGGTACTGGAAATTGGTTCCACAAAACATGGGTTAATGCTGAATCAGGTGAAAATCAATTTTTACCAATTAAATTACCATGGTGGGTTCATCCCGAAAGAAATCAAGAATGGAGAGATGAACAAGATTCATTATTAGGTGATCCTAGATTAGCAGCACAAGAATGTGATTGTGATTTTAGTACCTCAGGTGATATAGTATTTTACTCTGAATGGATTGATTTTTTAAAAGAAACAACTATAAAGGATCCAATGGAAAGAAGAGGTGTAGATCAAAACTTATGGATTTGGGAAGCAGCTGATTATTCTAGAGAATATATGGTTACAGCTGATGTAGCTAGAGGTGATGGTAAAGACTTTTCTGCATGCCATGTTATGGATATAGCAACTAATACACAGGTAGCAGAATATAAAGGACAAATGCCACCTAAAGAATTTGGTTATTTTTTAACTGGGTTAGCTACTGAATATAATAATGCTATGTTAGTAGTTGAAAATGCTAATATTGGCTGGGCTACTTTAGATGCAGTTAGAGAAAGAGGATATAGAAATTTATATCAGTCTCCAAAATCAGATGCATTAACCGCAGAGTCTTTTTTAAGAGTATATGAAGGCAATTCAGAGATGGTACCTGGTTTTACAATGTCAATGAAAACTAGACCACTTTGTATTAATAAATTTAGAGAATTTGTTGGTGATAAATCAGTAACTATACGTTCAAAGCGTTTACTTGAAGAAATGAAAGTATTTGTTTGGAAAAACGGAAGACCAGAAGCTCAAACAGGCTACAACGATGACTTGGTTATGTCATTTGGAATTGGTATGTTTCTACGTGATACATCATTAAAATTTCAACAACAAAGTTTAGATATGGCAAGAGCAGCATTAGGAGGAATTAAAAGTAATAGAGCTACACAAACAGGAGCATATACAGGTTTAGGTAATAATGCCCAAAATCCGTATAAAGTTAAAATAGATGGAAAACCCCATGACATAAAATGGTTATTAGGGTAATAAATATTATATTTATAAATAAATAAAACATGGCAGATACAGGTTTATTTTCAAGATTAAGAAGATTATTTTCTACAGACGTAATTATTCGTAATGTAGGTGGTACTCAACTAAAAGTTTTTGATGTTAATAAAATACAACAATCAGGGGAGATTGAAACAAATACATTAGTAGATAGATTTAATAGAATTTATTCTAATTCATCAACATCTTTATGGGGCCAACAATCCCATTTCAATTATCAATACTTAAGACCTCAACTATATTCAGAGTATGATGCAATGGATACAGATGCAATTGTAGCATCAGCATTAGATATTATAGCTGATGAATCTACTCTTAAAAATGATATGGGAGAAGTATTACAAATTAAATCTCCAGATGAAGATATACAAAAAATACTTTATAATTTATTTTATGATGTATTAAATATAGAATTTAATCTTTGGCCTTGGGTTAGAAATTTAGCTAAATATGGTGATTTTTTCCTTAAATTAGAAATAGCAGAAAAATATGGTGTTTATAATGTAATACCTTATACTGCGTTTCATATTGAAAGAATGGAAGGTTTAGATCAAGAAAACCCAACTGAAGTAAAATTTAGATTTTCTCCAGATGGTGTTTCTGCTTCTGATTATGGTTATTATAATGTACCTAATACTGGAACATTTGAAAATGCAATTATATTTGATAATTATGAAATGGCTCACTTTCGTTTATTAACGAATATGAATTTCTTACCTTATGGTAGATCATATATTGAACCAGCTAGAAAATTATTTAAGCAATATGTGTTAATGGAAGATGCTATGTTAATTCATAGAATTGTTCGTGCCCCAGAAAAACGTATTTTTTATATGAATGTTGGAGCAATACCTCCGAATGAAGTAGATGCGTTTATGGAAAAAACATTAAGTAAACTTAAACGTACTCCTCACGTAGATGAAAAAACAGGTGAGTACAATTTAAGATACAACATGCAAAACCTACTTGAAGATTATTATATACCAGTTAGAGGTAATGATGCAAGTACTAAAATCGAAAGTGCTAATGGATTACAGTGGGATGGTATTGCTGATGTTGAGTATTTAAGAGATAAATTATTTGCTGCTCTTAAAGTGCCTAAAGCTTTCATGGGTTATGATGAAAACACAGATGGTAAAGCTACATTAGCAGCACAAGACATCAGATTTGCTCGTACAATTGAAAGAATTCAAAGAATTGTAGTTTCGGAATTATATAAAATAGCATTAGTTCATTTATATACTCAAGGTTATAAAGATGAACAATTAGCTAATTTTGAATTATCATTAACTACTCCATCTATTATTTACGATCAAGAAAGAGTAGCATTAATGAAAGAAAAAATGGATTTAGCTGCTCAAATGGTTGAAACTAATTTATTCCCAGCTGACTTTATTTATGATCATTTATTCCATTTAAGTGAAGATCAATATGATGACTTTAGAGATTTAATTAGAGAAGATGCTAAACGTAAGTTTAGAATTACTCAAATTGAAGCTGAAGGTAATGACCCAGTTGAAACGGGTCAATCATATGGTACACCTCATGATTTAGCTTCATTAT